CGTCTTCCACGTTCTTTGCCATGATAGAGAGTTGAAACTCTAGATTGTATGGGACTGGGACGTAACTGGTCGTGAACGCATTCGGGTTTGATGTTATCGGGCTTCGATTGACAAGAGTGCTCGTCAACTTTCGCGCCGGGTCATATGTGAGACTGACCAACTCGAAGGACATTCGAGGCAGTCTTATCGCTTGCGACTGGAAGTCCGGGTCCTGTTCTATTCGAGACAGGAACTTCTGGTGTGGGCCATACGATATGGGCACTTTCATCCTTTGAACGAAGTTGCCGTCGTTGTCGTTTCGGTCTATCTTTATGTCGTTGAATATCGTGCCGAACACCGCGACCAATCTTTTGGTTGTCGTGTGGTAAAACTGGTTGCCAAACATCACAAGTCTCCAAATGGATTCTCTTCAGTCCAGTCGAGAACTGTGTTCGCGTATTCCTGAAGCGAGTTGTTGTCTGCGAATGGATCGAATGAGTCGATATCGTCTATCGCGTTGTTTGAGGTTGTAGAGAGAGGCTCGAATATCGAGTCGATTTCCAGAACACCCGTCGAAAAACGTTCATTCGAGTATTCGAAAAGTTCGCACCGCAAGTCGTAAGTCTGAAGTTTGCCGAGTTGGTAGAAGATCGCTTCATGTTCGACATGCATCACTTCGAACACCTTGCGGTTCAACGGGAAGTAAATCAAGTCCCCTTCCTTCGGGCGCGTCTGTTCTGTGTATGCTCCGACTTCCTGATTGAAGGAACGTATCGCGACAGTGAGTGTCATGCTGTCGCGTATCTGCAAACCGAACTTCGAGAGGAAGTCGCCTTCCCCTTCGAAACCGTCAACGTTCTTGATATACATTTCCAGCATGTGCGCTTCGGTGAAAGTCGATAGGTCATCCTCATTCATGATGTCGTCTTTCGCGACTACGTTTCTCGGGATATACCATGTGTCGACTCCGTAAATACGAATCGACTCAACGATCAAGTCTTCTATCAAAGACTGTTCCATCGAGTTTCCGTAGTTTTCGAAGTAAAAGTTTCTCATGTCTGTTTTGCCTTACATTTGTCGAAGTGCCAACGATACATATTGTTGCTGCCGCCTTCTTTTTCGCAATATGGGCATACCACTCTTTTTTTCGGTTTTCTCATAGACCTTGATCTTTTTTCTCTTGTTTCTGGATCACTCCAAGACTTCAACTGATATTCTCTAATACCTTCGGACTGAGATTTAGCGGATGACTCGGGTTTGTTTATCATTCCGTATCTTTTTCTATCTCTCAATTCTTCCTTTTCGTTTTCAGAAAGAGAATCGAACCATTTTCTGTAGTCATTCAAAAGTGTTTGCGGGTCTCGATTTTCAATACCTTTCTTGGAAGCCAGTAAAGATATCCCTTTGTTGTCAGTTTGGTTTAAGAAATCGTCTCTATCTTTAGCGCCCAATTTGCGCAATACCCGACTCTCCCATTCTAAAGCTTTTTCTGCACTTTCAAACTCTTTTCTAATTTGTATTAGGTCTGGGTTGCCATATTCCTCAACAAAATATTTCACATATTTTGACGAAGTGAAGTAGGTTTTCCAAAGTTCATCCGGGTGACAACCTTTTGCGTATCTGACTCCGTAATAGTATTTGTTTTGCTTTCTCCATCCGATCAAATAGGTGTATGGCATGGTTTTCTCCTTTCTCGCACCTATTTATCAAAATAGAAGTTTCGTTCAACTACACTTCAACCTTTCTTGATTTCGACAAGGTATGCACTATCCTATCATGTCGTGAAGAGGCATGCTCATCGTGTTTATCATTTCCTCTTCCATCTTGGCGATTTCCTCTTTGGCTTCGTTGTAGATGAACTCGCCGTTGAACTGGACGTTCCCCGGAAGGTTCATACCAATGAATTTGGTCATGTTCGAACCCCACTGCATCTTGATTTTCGCAGTCGTGTAGTTCTGCAACCAGCGGTCCTTCCAAACGTCACTGTAAAGAGTCGGGTCGACAATCTGATAACACTCCGCGACCAGGTAGTTGCCTGTCTCTATGCGGCCCCAGTCGGTGTCAATGAAGAGTTGGTTTCTGTGTCGGTTATAACGCAAAGGTTGCATACCGACGAACATCTTTTCCATGTATTGAATGTGTTGCATTGTCATGTAGAAGTTGACCAGGTCGTATCGGGCAACCTCGTGAATGTGGTTCAGAACGAACTGATACTGAGCGCTGAACATGCCACTGGAAAGAGCGTTAGGCGAGACGGGAAACAGGTTTATGACTCCGATGATATTCTCGGGCACCGTGATGTAACCGTTAGCCTTGTCCTGCTCTGTCACCTGGTGTTTCAGATAGATTTTCTCGGCCCCGTCATAGTGGAAATCCCAGTAGTATGACAACGCTTCGTCAATGCGGTCTTCCACTTGGTCGTCGTCAACGTTGATTTCTATGACTGGCTTGCCCAGTTTTCTAAGGCAGTATTCCTTGAACTGAGCGCGGGTTGTAGGTATTGCCATTTGAAACTCCTTTTGGTGTATTTATGGAAAGAGTTTCCCTACCTGTGCGATCAACATCTTCGTTGCGACAAAAACCACGGGAACCGGAAAGAGGAACTTGTATCCCTTTTCGATATACTCTTCCTTCGTTCGAAACGTCTTCTGTATGTTGTCGATGTAGAGCCCGTTGTGCTTGCAGACTATGTGCCCTTCGCCTCTTGGTGTCTTGACGTAGTGCAGACTGAACTTCCGAAGAAGAAGGTTCTTCCAGAACTTTCGAAGACTCTGGTCCGATGCGAGATAGACGAAAGTCAGGGAGTAGTCTTCGCAATCCCCTTCGACCTTCTCTTGTGAAGTGTCCAAGATTCTCCACCTGTCGAACCAACGACTGTCATATTTGTATTTGAACTTCGAGTTTAGCAGTTTGATCGGGTCCATTCGTTATTCTCCATTTGGGGGTGTGGGCCAGTTTATGAACCAAGGTGAGTCGTATCCGACCTTGTTGTGTATGTCGCGCAATGACTGTCTGTATTGAACCCACTCAGGTTCAACGGGGACTTGTTGTTCGTAAGCCTTGACAACCTTGTAATCAGTTTCGAAGAGCAGGGTTTCACACCTCTTTTTAACTTCATCCCACTTCTGAGCGATTTCGGTTTCGTTTGGTTCTCGCACAACCCATCGGTCGTCAATCCAATCGAGTCTGTTTGGGTATTCGTAGAAAGGCGAATCCGGCGCTTCGACATAACCCGCGTCAGACAACTCCTCTTCAGTGAAAGTCGAAACGTCAGTTCTGATTTCTCCATTTGAGAGACGTATTCTGTTTGGTAGGAAGTTCGGATACGCACCTTTGTGGCTATACATCTTCATTTCATTCATTCCTTATTGATATTGTGTGATGGTGTATCTTCGGACAAAGTCTGTAGTGCTTCCTGTATAGTACATGTAAACGCCATCCGGGCTAAACGTAATTCCGGATGCGGCACTTTCAGTGGCTTCAATGTCTATCTTATCGACAGGAATCGCTCCGGTCAAGGTCCAAGGTGTAGGGAGTGTGTATCTAGTTATATTTCCTCGTGTTTCCCCGATGATGTATAGCATAGTTCCATCACTGTTCAACCAAATTCCGGTTGTTGCTGTTTGGCCAGTAGCGGTCAAAGATTGCACTGTTCCAGTTGTTGTAATATCCCAAGGAGTGCTCATTACATAACGATTGATTCCAGACCCGGTAGCGCAAGTGTAAAGGTAGGTTCCGGATTGGTCTATAAAAAGCCCTAAACCTCCCGAAAGTGATCTTGTTCTTTTTGGAGTTAGGTTTGCGCTTGTTATATCCCACGCTCTTGCAAGGTCATGTTCATACACAACACCTAAACTGGTCGAAACAAATACACTCGATCCATTCGGATTAAAAAATAAACCTGTGGGGTTTGTGAGGATTGGGGCACTCCCAACAACAGTTGCAGAGTTCAAATCCCAAGCAGTAGACAAATTGTATTCTATTACGTTATCGTTTCCAGTTCCACAAAGGTATAGTTTCCTGCCGTCTTGTCTGACAAACAAATCGGTAGGGTTTGTCTCTGTTGTTTTGGTTGTTTGATCGGGATTTGCAAATTTGTCAAAAACGTCGAATGCTGTTTTCAACTCTAGTTGATCTATCGTGTCAGTTGCGTTGTCGAGGATATACATTTTTTTACCGTCGGAAGAGAAATCAATTCCGTAACCGACAGTGATATCTCCGGAAGGAACCTCGTATAGGTGCAAATAGTTAGTGCCTACATCCGCGGTATCGATTCTCCAAGGTGTCGTCAATGTGAAAACCCTTGTGTTATCCGTGTCGCTGTCTATGACGAACATCCTCGTTCCGTTGCTTGAGAATCTGACTTCGCGCGGGAATGTCAAACTTGTAGTTCTTGAGTATGTGAACGTCCCGCCTGATATCGTTGCGATGTTCCATGCAGTACCTAGAACGTATTGCCTCACCGTGTCGGCTGTGGTACCGACGATATACATGTTCAAACCGTCGGGGCTGAATGCCAGCCCCCAAGGCGTCCCCTCGCCGCCTGTGACCGAGAATGTTGTGATTGCGCTTGCACTGTCGACTTCCCAAGCGGTAGAAAGAGAAAACGACCGGACCAAGTCATCAGCGGAACCGAGAATGAACATTCGCGTTCCGTCTGTGCTGAAGAATATCGAAGCCATGTTGAGTGTCAGAGCGAACGATTTTGAAAAGGTCGCTGTGCTGATATCCCATGCGGTACTCAGGTTGAACTGTCGAACTGTGTTTGAAACTGATCCGACCACATACAGTCGAGTTCCGTTGTTCCCAAAACAGAACCCTTGTGGGTTGGTTTCAGTTGTGATGGTCAAACTTTTCTCAGTTCTGAAACCTATTTTACTCGTTTTCCAAGTTTGCTCCGTATTGGGAAGTAGATTAGGCCAGAAGTTTTCTACAGCGCTATTGAACTGATCGTAGTTATACCAAATTCCGATGTTCGATTGAGGGGCGGAAGGAACGTTTCTCTTTCCTATCAGTTTTCCGTTAGTCTTCATTAACTTATCACCTCATATGAGCAAACGACTTGCAAATCTCCATTCGCGCTTGCCAGTGATCTAAGACTGTCGCCTTCCTCTAGATATATTCCCATGTCTTTTGATAGAACAACTAGAGTAGAATCGGCCGGAACAGTAATTAGTCTTGCAAGATAATATGAAACGGAGCTTCTAAAAAGGTCGATTGAAATAACCGCGTCTGCTATTCCATCAATATTAGACACGATGATAGAATTGATTTTAAAAACCTGATTACTCGCTGCGTCATTCGAAAGGAATGCAGTCGCAGTCGTTGTCGAGTTCGCAACTGCAGTTCTTCCGGTTATCGTCGTTGTGTTTACTATATTAGGGGCTGCCATTTTTACCTCTTATCCAAAAATCATTGCCATTGCTATTGCCGTTCCTCTTGTTGCCATGGTACCCGGAACAAGGGTTGTATCTCCATCCGCGAGAGTGAGTGTGTTATTAGCAGTGAGAGCCGTATTCGTTATCGTCGTTGCGAAAGTACCGGTTCCGCCGTTTCGTGCAGATAGTATTATACCGTCTGTCGCGGTTGCCCTTCGATAGATTGTCGGGCCAGAAATGGTCATAGCCCCGGATGCACGGTTGATAGAAACAACCGAGTCTATGAACGCCCCGGCGTCTGTGTATCGATTTATGACAAAGTTGGAACCTGTGTTAGAGCCACTCTCGGCACCTGCGACGTTGACAGCCCACCTGCTGGAACCTGTTGTCTGGAAAAAGATCGCTCGGTTCGATGTGGCTGTATTGGTTATAGACAACGTGCCTGTTGCGCTGATGTTTCGCCCGACGGCCAAATCTAGTGCAGTTTCTACCTGACGGGTCGCGCGTCTTAAAGAAAGCACCGCACCCAGTGCACTACCATCGTCATTTCTCGCTTGAAAAACAAGGTCACCGTCGGCGTTATTTGGCATGTATTCAAGCCATCTATCGACCCCCGCGTTCGCGAAAGTCAACCCCACGAATGCGGTTTCTATCGACCTGTTTAGGGTCAAAGCGCCAGTGTTGTTGTTTGATATAGTCGTTAAGCCAGTGAACGTTTTCGCGCCTGCTATCGTCTGAGCGAGAGTCGTTATCACACCTGCGGCTGTGCTATTCGCTTCGAGAATGACCGCATCGGTTCCTGTGTCGGATGCGATTGTTACCGTTGAAGTGTTTGCGCTGTAGGTGAGATTCGTTGCACCTCCGCTGCCGCCTGCTGGAGTGCTCCAGTAAGAAACTGTTCCGTTTGATGTGAGGACTTGCCCTGCGTCACCTATGCTGTTGTTCGCGACTAAGCCGCCCGTCAGACTTATGTTTCCGGCAACAGTCAGTCTTTGTTGTGGATCGTTATTGGCGACTCCAACATTGCCGTTGTTGTTGATTACAAGAGGAGTCTCGATTTCTGCTCCGGTGGAATCCAACCTGACAAATCTCAAATCAGGGTCTGTGTTTGTGGTTATTCTATAACCCGAGCCACCGGTTCTCAACAGTTGGAGTCTTGGAGTTGAGGCATTAGTGCTTACTATTGAAAAAGTTGTAAAACCTGCCGCGGATACACTTGTATTCGTTGTGAACGTCTTAGCGCCCGCAATTGTCTGGGCTTCTGTTGTTATCACACCTGCAGTGGTGCTGTTTGCGCCAAGAATGACCGCAGCGGTTCCCGTGTCGGATGCGACCGTCACTGCGGTGCTGTTTGCGCTGAATGAAAGGTTTGTTGCGGTTGCATCAACGATGGTGTTCGCACCCGCGACACTCTTCTTTAGAAAGAGTTTGCCGTCGTATGTGTTGATTGCGAGTTCGCCCAGTTCCAAGTCTGTATCAAGAGGAACTTTCCCGGCGACTGCGCTTCTTTTGATTTTTATGGTTGACATGTGCCCTCACATTGTTAGACTATGTAGTCGTGAGATAGAAAGAGGGCTATGTAGCCCTCTCTTATTTATCAATAGGTACCGCCGTCGACTGTGTTGATTGAGACAGCGCCCGATGTTACGGTGAAGTCGGTCGCGTCGAAACTTGCAACACCTTTCACTGAAGAG